TGCTTAATTAAAGCAGCACACCCTTGAACTCGGTGCTCACAGAGTTCAAGCAGGTGTCAAATAGTGGGCAACCTTCTGGGAGTTCTCGGGTACCAGAAGCGAAAATACCGAGATAGTGAGTTGCTTTTCTGCCTCTGGGAAGGTAATTCACGAAACTAAAAAACAGAGGCTACACTCGTAGGCTCTTCTAACTCTCGAGTTTCGGACGCGGGTTCGACTCCCGCCGCCTCCACCAAAAGTATAAAATATTTATTTTAACAGTAGAATAAAAATGAAATTAAACGATATTATTAGTAGAAACATTAAAGGGAGGTCTGTAAAAAATGAGACAAACAGTTTTAATAAGCTTGTTAGTCATAATAGCTCTAAGCTTAATTGGTTGTGCACCCCACTCACCACTAGAAGAAGCAATAGACCACGCTCGATATATTGAAAGCTTCCTCCACCTTTCTCGTGAGAAACTAATTGCTGAGGTTAGCTCAGACTTATTCTTAACTACTGAAGAAGCAACTATGGCTGTGGATAGCTGTAACTTTAACTGGAACGAAGAAGCTTTAATGAGGGCAAATATGAGAATGTTATACCAGATACATTCTTATGAGAGCTTAATAAAAGACTTAGTAAAGTTAGACTTGTTTACATTAGAGCAAGCAACTTATGCAGCTGACAATTGTAATGCAGACTGGTATGAACAAGCAGTAATGTATGCTACAGAGATAGTTACACCTAGACCTACTATTACTTATGATAGTTTGATGTATTACTTGTTAACCTATGGTTTTACTCAAGAGCAGGCTGAATATGCTGCTAATATAGTTTGTGGGGGTGAAATGTAATGAGGATATTTACAAAAAAACAAAACCTTAATAACATTTTCTTAAGACTCTTAAAAACTTATCCTTACTCCAAAGAAGCAATAATAAATGAACTAGTTGATGATGGTTTTAGTCGTGATGAAGTAGAAAAAGTAGTAGATAGCTACAATATAGACTGGAACGAGCAGGCAGTAAGAGCAGCAGAGTTATATTCAAAAGTGTTCAAAACTTCTTATAGTGAAGTAATAGACCAATTAAAATTTGCAGGTTTTACTACTGATGAAGCAACATACGGAGCTGATAACTGTAAAGCAGACTGGAATGAAAATGCTACTAGAACCGCAATAAAATATGCTAAATTGCATCCTTTCACTAGAGAAAGTATGGTTAAGCGGCTAGAACATGACGGTTTTACTCATGACCAAGCTTTGTATGCAGTAGACCATATAGAGGAGAGATAACATGAGAAAGAAAAACATTAACAAAGTTTTCTTAGAATTATTTAAAGCTTACTCTTGTTCACGGAAGAGGTTCATTGAGGTATTAGTTGATGATGGTTTTGACCCAGCTGAAGTAGAAAAAGTAGTAGATAGCTACAATATAGACTGGAACGAACAAGCATTAAGAGCAGCAGAGTTATACTTAGACATTATGCCTTTTTCTTATGATAAATTAGTTAAACAATTAGAATACGAAGGCTTTACTCATGACCAAGCTTTGTATGCAGTAGACAACTGTGATGCAGACTGGGTAGAGAATGCTATAATAAGAGCTAGAGAATATGCTAAGTTACGTCCTTTCTCACGTGATGGTATGGTTAAGCAACTAGAATATGCTGGTTTCTATCCAGAACAAGCTAAATATGCAGTTGAGTATTGTGGTGTGGCTTGGGATGATGATGGTGAGCAGAAATTCATAGAAAAAATACTAGGAGGAGTAGCATGAACCAGAACTATAAAAATTGCTTAGAAGAAGGCTTAGCTTTCCAAGACTATGTAACTGAGAAACTTTATAACCTAGGCATACCACTAGTAACCTACAGATCTAGAAACTATCAATTAGGTGGTGGTGAGAATAAAGCAGGTATAGAGATAAAGTTTGACCGTAAGTTTAGAGAAACAGGTAACTTCTACATAGAAACAGCTGAAAAAAGCGACCCTAAAAAGAAAGACTATGTCCCATCTGGTATTTATAGAAATGACAACACTTGGTTATATCTTATTGGAGACTACCAAACTATCTATGTGTTTTCTAAAGAACAACTTAAGAAGTGTAGTGATAGGTTTAGAAAAGTAGAAACTCCAACTTCTAAAGGCTTTCTATTACCAGTAGAAGAAGCTTTAAAGTTCTTAGTTATATTACAATTATAAGAGGGGCTTGTCCCCTCTAAAGGAGGAATAAAATGAAAACTATAACCATTATAATTAGCTTACTCATATTAGTAAATGTATTATTAACTCTCCCCCTTGTAAATACAGCTCAGAAATACTTAGAAGAATATCCTCTATCTTATAGAGGCTTATATCTATTCTTACTAAATGATGGTTATACTCCAGCACAAGCAACCCGTGCAATAGAGTTATGTAACGTAGACTGGAACGAACAAGTAGTAAGAGCAGCAGAGCATTATAGTAATTACATACCTTGTGATAGAATATATATCCAATTACTAGTAGATGGCTTCACACCAGACCAATTATGTGGGGGGCGAATACCGTGAACTTTGTGAAAAGTGCAACTGAAGCAGCTAGGAATTATTTAGATGTATTTCCAGCTTCTCGTAGAAGTTTAATTCAACAATTAAAGTGTGATGGTTATACCACAGCAGAAGCTAGAGAAGCAGTAGATAACTGTAAAGTAAATTGGAATAGACAAGCAGTAAGATATGCTAAGGTGTGCTTGAGTATGGCACCTTCTTCATATAACTCACTAGTTGAACTGTTAATGAACTTTGGTTTTACTAAAGAACAAGCTAAGTATGCAGCAGACCACTGCGGAGCTGACTGGAATGAACAAGCTACTAGGTATGCAGTAGAGTATTTACACTCTACTGGTGAAGAGTTAATTAAGCAATTACAGCAAGCAGGCTTTACTTATGAACAAGCTAAATACGCTAGTGAAAATTATTAAAAATTTATTATATCACACTAGAATATTTTCGTTTTATTTCGATATTATATAGTAGAAAGGGAAAATATGTATAAAGGATGACTATTTTTGGGTAGACCAACAAAATTAACTCCAGAACTTCAAGATAAATTAGTTGAATATCTATCTGCAGGAAACTACACTTGTGTAGCTTGTGGCTTAGTAGGTATACATGTATCTACATTCTGCCGCTGGATGTCAATAGGTGAGAAAGCTAAAAGTGGTAAATATAGAGAGTTTTACGAAGCAATTAAAAAAGCAGAAGCAGCTAGAGAAGCTACTTGGATAAAGTATATAGACAGCGACCCATCATGGCAGTCTAAAGCTTGGCTACTAGAACGCAGATATCCTGAAAGATGGGGTAAGAAAGAAACTAGAACTATTGAAACTGATAAACCTATTATAATAGACTTTAGAGGGTTGGATGCGGGAAGTAATAATTAAATATAAACCTCATCCAACCCAGTTACAGTTACACAACTCTACAGCTCGTTTTAGAGTATGTAACACTGGTAGAAGATGGGGTAAAACTTTAGCTTGTCTATATGAAATAACTAAGCAAGCATTAGAAAAGCCGGGCTCATTAAGTTGGTGGGTAGCACCTGTATATAGTCAGAGCATGTTAGCTTATAGACTTTTATCTAATGCAGCACATGAAGCTATATCACAAGATATTAAGTCTCTTAGAAGGTTAGAGTTTAAGACTGGTTCAGCAGTAGAGTTCAAAAGTGCTGATAACTACAATGCTTTAAGAGGTGCTGGGATAGATATGCTAGTTATAGATGAAGCAGCACTAATAAACAGAGAAGCTTGGGAAGCAGCATTAAGACCAACCTTAAGTGATACAAAAGGTAAAGCTATATTTATTTCTACACCAAAAGGTAGAAACTTCTTCTTTGAACTATTTGCTAGAGGACTAGACCCAGCTTATCCAGAGTGGGAGTCATTTACTTTCCCAACAGAAGCTAACCCATATATAGACAAAGCTGAAATAGAAGAAGCTAGAAGAACACTACCAGACACAGTATTTAGGCAGGAATACTTAGCTGAGTTCTTAGAAGACTCAGCAGGAGTATTTAGAAACATAAAAGCTTGTATTCAAGGAGACTTTGAAGAGCCTAAAGTAGGGCATAACTATGTTATAGGTTTTGATGTAGCTAAACACGAAGACTTTAGTGTTATAACTGTTTTAGATACAACCACTAACCACGTAGTAGCTTTTGATAGGTTTAACCAAATAGACTATACACTGCAAATAGAAAGGTTAAAAAGTTTAGCTAAAAAGTATAATGCTACAGTGTTAATGGACTCAACTGGTGTAGGAGACCCAATACTGGAACAAGCTATTAAGGCTGGTATTAAAGCAGAAGGTTTTCAGTTTACTGGTGTTAGTAAGCAGCAGTTAATAGAACATTTAGCTGTGCAGTTAGAACAGCAGAATATAACTTTCCCTAATATACCAGAACTTATTTATGAGTTAGAGCTGTATCAGTATGAGATAACTAGAGCTGGTAATGTTAGATATACAGCACCACAAGGTTATCACGATGATACAGTTATATCATTAGCCTTAGCTTGTTGGAAGAGTATTGCTACAATTACACCAGCTATAGCTTTAGATGTTGAACCTATTGACTATTATGATAGAGGAGAGTTCTAATGAGTTTATTAGATAAAGTAAAAGGTATATTTAGACGCCCAATATCTGAAAGTGTAAGTATTGATGAGCCTGGCTATTCTTTATTAAACAATGACCTAAGTTTTGACTATATCCGTGAAATTAGAGAAGAAGCTTGGAATGCTTACCTAACCAACCCTATAGCTAAAAGGCAAGTTAGAAATATTACTAGCTATTTAGTAGGACGAGGCTTAAAAGTTTTTTCACCTTCCCCAGATGCACAGGAAATTATAGATAATTTTATTTATAACCCTAAAAATTACTGGGAGCTGTTTATTAGAGAAGAGTCTAACAGACTACAGCTTGATGGTGAAATTATAGTAATGCTTTATGTTAATACTGGTGATGGTTCAGTTATAGTTAGAGATATAGAACCAAATGAAGTAGTTGATGTAATTCTATCTCCAGAAGACTATAGAGAGGTATTAGCTTTAAGGAGAGTTTATACTAAAAAAGTATATAGTAATGACTTTAAAACTTACCACACTGAACAAATAGAAGATATTATTAGACCCGGTGAGCCTGACCCTAACAACCCAAATATAGTTAGAGACTTTCTTTTTATTAAGATGCCTACTATATCTACACAGTTTAGAGGCATACCAGAACTAGCTCCTCAGCTGTATTGGCTTAAACAGTATAGACAACTACTAGATGCTAGAATAAATTTAAACAAAATGCGTTCTAATTATATATGGGATGTAACTGTTGATGGTAATGATGCAGATGTTCAAGCTGTTAGGAATGCTAACTCTAAACCACCTAAAGCTGGAACAGTTAAGTTTCATAATAGTAAAGTTAAGTGGGAACCTAAAAGTTTAAACATAAATGCACAAGAGGCAGAAGCAGACTTAAGAGCAGTAAAGCTTATGTGTGTAGCTGGCTCTGGACAACCTGAGTTTATGGTTACTGGTGATGCATCCAATGCTAACTTTGCCTCTACTCAAGAGACAACATTGTCATTCTTAAAGTGTTTAGAAGACTATCAAGACTTGTTTGAATACTTCTTAGGAGCTTTATTTAATAAAGTATTCTATTATGCTCAGAAATATGGTTCTGCACCACAAGTGTTCTTAGACAGTAATGGTGAAGAAGTAAGAGGTGATGCTTTGATAAGCTTAAGTTTTCCTGAGGCTAAACCTAAAGACATAGATAAGTTAGGTAAATACTTACAAACACTACAAGATATGGGACTAGCCTCTCACGAAACTTTAGCTAGTATGGCTGGTCTTAATTGGAAAGCAGAAAAAGCAAAAATGGAAGAGAGGTGAACTATGCCATATAATAAGCTATCAGAGCTTCCTCCAACAGTGCAGAAGCTTCCAAAAGAGAAGCAAGAAGCTTGGCTTAAAGCTTTTAATGCTGCATTAGAGCAGTATGGAGATGAAGAAAGAGCATTTGCAGTAGCTTGGAGTGTGGTGAATAATATGGAAGAGGCTGTGTGGTCTAGAGAGTATATTAACAACTTACCAGATAGCAGCTTTGCTGTTATATTGCCTGGTGGTAAGAAAGACGAAGAGGGCAAGACTGTTCCACGGTCACTGAGATACTTTCCTTATAAAGATATGGATGGTAATGTAGACCTACCCCATTTAAGAAATGCTTTAGCTAGACTTCCTCAAGCTAAAATACCAGAGGAGTATAGAAAGAAAGCAGAAGAGGTGTTAAGAGCAGCAGCAAAGAAGTTTAATATTGGAGAAGCTCTTGATGACCAAGCAGTATTTGAAGCTTTAGATATTGAAGAAGGTAAGCGTAGAGCTAAGGTTGTAATTATTAAAGAAGGTTGGAGTAAAAATAAAAGGTATTACCCAGCTAAAACCCTAGCTGAAGCAGTTCCTTTATTTGAGGGAGCAAAGTGTTACTTAGACCACTCTGACATTAAAGGCATACCTAATAGAAGTGTTAGAGAGTTAACTGGTTTTTTTGAAAATGTAAAGTTTGTAGGAAAGCAGATAGAAGCTGACCTACAGTTTTTAGACACTGAAGCTGGTAGAGTAGGGTTTGACATTGCAAAAGAGTCCATAAAACATAACAAAACACTTGCGGGACTGTCTATAAGAGGCAGTGGAGTATTACGCAAAATAGAAGAAGGTTATGAAGTAGAAAGTCTTACCAGTATATTAAGTGTAGACCTAGTAAGCGACCCTGCTGCTGGTGGTGAATTTTTAAAACTTTATGAAAATACTATGGAGGTTGAAGATATGAAGGACTTAACTGTAGAAAAGTTAAAAGAGGAGAGACCAGACTTGGTTCAGGCTATTACTGAAGAAGTAGAAGCTAGAGTTTATGGAAAAAAGAATGAACTAGATAAGCAGATAAAAGAAATTAGAGAGCAGAATGAGAAGTTAGCTAAAGACATAGCAGAATGGAAAACTTACGCACAAGTAAAAGAAACTGAAACTATATTAGAACGTGAACTAGCTAAGTCTGAATTACCTGACATAGCTAAAGAGAGAATTAGAAAGGAATTTAATGGTAAAATAGCTAAAGTAGAAGAGATAACCGAAAGTATCCAAGCTGAAAAAGACTATATAGCTAAGATAGCAGAGAAGAAACAAGTTAATGTTGGTAATAGTGGTAAAGAAGACAGTAAGGTAAGCTATGAAGCCAAACTAAGAGAAGTTTATGAGGCTATGGGTTATAGTGAGAGTGAAATAGCTGACTTATTAAAAATTGAGCGAGGTAGATAACAATGGTATTTAAGAATGCAGATAACTTAAGAATATATACCAATAGTGATGTAGAGGTTGGAGAACCAGTAGCTGTAGGTCAAATTACTGGAGTAGCTCTAACTAATGAAGATGATGATGGCTATACTGTCATAAGACGTAAGGGTGTATTTAAGCTTACTATAACCACCCCTACTGCTACTATTAATATAGGAGACCCTGTATATTATTCTAGTGGAGTATTAAATAATGATGATACTGGGGTTCTATTTGGTTATGCTTTAGAGCAAGTATCCGCTTCTACAACTAAAGAAATTCATGTATTGTTAAAATAGGAGGAAAAGTAGATGAGCGTATTCAGAGACCTTTTTGAAGACATTAAAAAAGATGAGGTAGGAGTTAGAAGCTTAGCTGAGAATATTACAACTGATGACCTACCTTCTTTGTTAACTGGAATGGCATTAGACCGTGCTTTAGTTAAAGCTTACCGTGAATATCCTGCTGACTATGAGCAGTATGTAAATATTGAGCTGGTAAGAGACTTTAGAGTAGTTGATAGAATAAGTGAGTATGGTGGAGATGGAGCTTTAGACCTTGTAGATCAGCAAGCTCCTTATCAGTATACCACACTTGGAGAAGATAAATACAGCTTTGCTGTAGCTAAATATGGTAGAAAGTTAGGCTTCTCGTTTGAAAGCTTAACCAACGATGACTTGTCTGCTTTGCGGAGAATACCAGAGAAATTTGCTAGAGCAGCTCGTAGAACTGAGTTAAAGCTTATAACTAGCTTGTTGTGTGATGCTAGTGGACCTAACAGCAACTTATTTACTTCAGGAAGAGGTAACTTAGGTAGTGCTGTTTTAGATGTAGATGGTTTAAATGGAGCTTTATCTGCTATAGGAGAACAAACTGACCCTAATGGTGAACCATTCTTTGTATCTAGGTTTCACCTAATTGTTCCTCCTTCTCTAGAAGTTAAAGCAAGGTCTATATTAGAAGCTATAGAGTTGTTATATGTTGATGAGGATGAAGTTAACTATAGAACCAATAACTGGGTAAAGAATAAAGTAGTGTTACACGTTAACCCCTACTTATCAGTTATCAATACTACTAACGGAACTACAGCTTGGTATGTTCTTCCTGACCCAGCTGATATCTACTGTGTAGTGTTAGCTAGGTTAAGAGGACACGAGGAACCTGAGATATTTATGAAAAACCCCAATGCTATTAAAATTGGTGGTGGACAAGACCCCTTCAATGGGGACTTTGATAACGACTCTATTGAATATAAGGTTCGTCATATCTGTGGGGCAGCTTTAGCTGACTGGAGAGGCACTTACGCTTCTACTGGTGCTGGTGCTTAACAAGACATAGGAGACCTTAGGGAGACACCCTAAGGTCTCCTTGGAGGTCAAATATGACTGAAGTTGAGAAGCTTAAAAAGTTAATACCTGATGACCACGGATATACAGATGCAGAACTGTTAAGCTTAATAGAAGAGTATGGTATATATAAAGCTGCAGTGTTTGTATTAAGGAGTATAATAGCTAAAATAGCTTCTGGAGCTTACTCTTTTTCCAGTGGTGATGTTAGAATAGATAAGAGTAAGTTGGTAGATAACTATCAGAAACTTATAGCTGAGTATGAAGACTTATCTCCTGTGTCTGTTAATGTGCCTTGGAAAACTGATATGGACTATTTAAGTAGTGTTGATAGGACTGACTATGATAGATAAAGCTTATATTAAGGACAGCTTTTCTAAAGTGTTTAAAGCCCTAAACACAGCTATCTGGACTAAAAAGGTTATATGCAGCTGCCAAGATGACTATGGTTTAATTGACCCAGAATGCCCATACTGTAATGGTTCTGGTTATATACAAGACTCAACTGTTATAGAAGCTGATGTTCAAGAGCTTAAAGGTGATGAGAGAATTGTAGTTGATGCTGGAATACTTAATACTGGTGATATTATAGTTAGAACTATAGCTGATAATGATATTAAAATAGATGACTTTATTACTTACCAAGATAAAACATATCAGGTAAAGTATGTAATACTTGACCAGTTAGGAGTATTTATTCAGGTTGGTGCTCACAGAGTAGTATCATCACTAATTGTGAAAGATGAAGCAATAAAGCTTTTATCTTACAGCTATGGAGGACACGAAATTGCTTAATGTTAGCTTAGACTTAAGTGGTATAGATGAGTTGGTTCATAAGTATGAGGCTAGAATAAAAGCAATACCTCAAGCTTTAGATGATACTACTAGAGAAAACGCTGAGGAGATAAAAGCTACAGCTAGAGCTAGAGCACCAGTTAAAACTGGAGCTTTAAGGTCATCTATAGACACAAAAAGGTTAGAGTTAATGGCTTGGAGTATAGGTTCTGACTTAGACTATGCTAGACTAAGAAATTATGTAAATAGATCACATCCCACCACTATTGGTTATTTAACTAAAACACATTTTGAGCAGAGACCTAAATATAAGAAAGCTTTACAAGACACAATTGTAAGGTTGTGGAAGATATGAAAGTAGAACTTTTACAAGCTATAGCAGACCAAATTAAAACTGTTATTGATAATGTATTTATATACTCACCTGAGCTAGAATTAAACTCTAAAGCTAGACCATTTGCAGTAGTTAGGTCTATAACTGATATGGAAGCTATTGCTACATTCAATAAAACTAAAGATGCAGACTACTATGTATGGGTGTATGTATATCCAGAGTCTAATGAATATAAAGCTTTACGGTTACCAGAAGAAATAAGAACAGCTTTATTTACTGAGTTAACCGTTAATGGTAATAAAACACTACCATTAAGTATAACTATAAATAGGCTTAATGGAACTGAGAATGACTTAGAGAAGTATGGTTCAGTAATAACTTGTATTTATAGGAGGTAAAAACAAAAATGGCAGTATTGAAAGGCTATGCAGGAAATATAAAAGTTGGAACTAATACTATAGGTGAAATATCTGAATGGTCTTTAGATGTTAATGCTGACATAGTAGATACTTCAGCCTTTGGTGATGAGTGGAAGAAGAAAACAGCTACTCAAAAAGACTGGTCTGGTAGTTGCAATGGTAGACTAGACCCTAGTGATGCGGGGCAAAATGCTTTAACTATTGGTTCTGATGTAACTTTAGAACTCTATGTTAATGACAGTAACTATTAC